TCTAGTTCTGGATTCATGCTCTAGTCATCTGCTTTTCAACAATCTTAGCCTTGTTCTGAATATCAGCTTCTTTAAGCATCAATTCAGCAACTTTGACACGCTTATCAAACTCTCGTGAAGCCAAAGCGTCATCAGTAGGGAGGTTCTTGGTATTAGCCGCCATACTCTTTGCTTGAAGTTCAATAGGCATCAATTGCGCTTCAGTCAATAACTTTTGCGCTTCAGCCTTGTTCTGCTCTGCCTGTGTAGTTTGGACAGCAATCTGAGCTTGAGCTAGTTGCATAGCCATTTGTTGTTGCATCTGAGCCGCTTGTTGAGCCTGTGGGTCAACTTGAGACATCTTGTCTAGCATCTCGATCAATTCAAATCTGTTTGACAAAGAAGAATTAGCCATGATGCCCTTCAAAATGATAGGCAAAACAGGTGTATTAGGGCCAAGAGTCTGCAAAAGTGCAATGAACTGTTGTTGCTCATGCTCTCTAGCAATAATACCGAGCGCAGCAGTAGGAATGAACTTCATGTCCACAGTAGGGTAACGCTCGGGGTCAAACTGCATATAGCGGTAGGCGGCTTTGGTGATGAAGGGGATCATGAAATCTTCTTGGAAGTTCACCAAGGTACGCTTGTATTTCTTGATAATCGAGGCTGTAGCCATCGAAATACCGCCCTGACCCGCATCTCTGGAAACAGCAGTGACCATTCCCTGTGAGTCAAGAGTACCTGTTGCCATCAAAAGCATACGTTCAAACTCTTTGGCAGTTGTCAGGTTAGAACCATCAGTATTGCCAAACTTGAACGGGAACAGAATCTCATTGGGATTGCCGTTTGTCAGGATAGCCTTGCCTGGCTTTACTTCAAACTTAGCACCTCGAGGGAGGCGAGTGGCATCCATAGCCATCATTGGGCTAGTTGTGAGAGCTAGTGAATCTAAGTGGCTACGAACTTGAGCATCAATAGCCTTCTGTGAGTTGTAAGCCTTCTCTACAGTACCACGACCCAATAAGCGATTAGGAACTGTGTCGTCCTGATAAGCAAGGATTGGTCTATCCTTCATCATGTATGGGTTCTTTTCTGCCTTCAGAAGAACACCATCATTGGCGATCACTACGATAGCCTCGACCAGATCGGAATACTCATCCTGAATACTGTCTTCAGGGAATAAGTCTTCTACTTCGCCATCTTCTTCGTTTTCTAGTTGCTCAAGGTACTCTCTAGGAACTAATCCATAGTAAGTCAAAAGTTTAACTTTATCATCTTCGTACTGGGAGACTTCTTGGGTAGGCTCTAAGTCCGTGTCCATAGAGTCAGTACCGACCTTTACCTTGCGGTAGATGCCTTCTTCTTGACCTTTTACGACCTTGTGGATAGAAACATACTTCTCAATAGCCACGCCCATACAGTCATCAATAGATGTTCCATTGGGGTCAAACAGGAAGTTACGGGGATTAACAGGAACAATTTTGACTGCAATGCGGTCTTGTTCTACCACTCCGATAGCGGCTTGTCCCATTTGACCAGGTATTGCCTGAGTAGCGGGAACAAAGACTTTCTCTGTTTTAACAACGATCTCACCGATACCCGTACCATAGATTTCAGCCAACAGCTCAATCTGGTCAATAGACTTGCGAATCTTGTCTACTTTAAAGTCTTCCATGAGTTGTGCTTTGATAGCAGCAACATCTAGGGGGCTTCCATTGACATCACGAATATCGTCTTGAATGTCAAAGAACTCACCCTGACCGAAGATAGCTTCCATGATTTCGGCATGGCGTGTCTCTACGGCTTGTTGGGTAGCGGGGGTAACGATACGGCTACGCTCGGACTCACGGGTTTTGTCTTGGGCATCCCACTCACCATTGAAGATGCGCTCGTACTCTAGCCAATCATCAAGGCAATTGACATCTCTCCAATCCCTCCATCTATCACAATGGTTGACAACAAAGTTAACTATCTCTTTGTCTGAGTCGCTAGGTTCTTGGAATTCCATAATATTACCTTGTCGTATCGCCAAAAGGGTCGCTATAAGCGGGGTTTACTGGTGCAGAGTTTACAACAGGAGCGAAAATATCTGAATCTTTTAAACCAAGATCACGGGCAGATTGCAATATCTGTAGGTATTTATGGGCTTGGATGTCTTCAGGACGAGTAGCAAACATATCTCGAACAACGTCATAAGCCTGTGGATTTGTAGGCCACTGGCGTGTTGCTTCGCCTGAAGCATCGTTATAAGCTGATACCAAAGAGAAACCAGATTTCGGGTCTTTGTCAAACTTGCCATCATCCAAACCACGATTGGTGACTCGAACAGCACCCGCTTTCAAAAGCGCATCAAAGTTCAATGGGCGAAAATCAGCAGATAGCTTTTTATTATCTGAAGTAAGACCTTTGTACTTCTCTAAATCTGTGATTTTGCTTAAGTATTCCACTTATACCCCACTAATAATATCTACAGGTTGCCAATCCTCGCTGTCATCTTCTTCCATGTAAGATGTAACAGCCAGTTGGTCAATGTAACTGAGGGAGTCAGGCAAGTCATCATGGACTCCTTGAGCAGGGAACAGGATTAACTGGTCTACAAACTCATCCCAATCTTCTTCCGAATTTAACACAATTCTGCCATGCTCGAACCTACCTTGTAAAGCCCAGATGATTCTGTCTGCTTTTTTTCTATTCCCGTGGGTCAAATCTATGATGTGAGCATAGGTGTTGTTCTTTCGCATCAAGTCCGAAAGATAGGGCAAAACAGCGTTCTTTAACGCCCCCCTCTCTATTCCCACACTTAAAGGGCGGTAGTCCCGAATGGCAATCAGAATCTTAGAGGCAGTCTCACGGATGTCCCAACGTCCATGTTCAATCTTCTCAACAAACCACTTCCCATCGTCTGTCACCTTCACTATCGAGATAGCAGACTCGTCTAGACGCTTTTTAGCATTAGCGGCTTGTTTGGCAACTTCCTCGAATCCCGCTAGGTCAACAGCGATGTAATAGCTTCCATGTTCAGGACTAACCCCGTATTTGATCCACTCTTCCTTAAAGATGTCCGACCCCGCATTGGTAAACGAAGCCATAAACTCTTGCTTAAAAGCGAAAGAACTTAGGGTCTTTTTAGCGGAATCTATCTCTGCTTGGTCAATCAGGGGGTTATCAGCAGTGGTAAAGTGCCAACTTTTCCAATCAGGATCATCCTCGCTCTCACCCAACTTAAATGTATCGTAGAACCAGTTTCTGCCCTTCGGAGTGCCAATAAAGAGTGCTCTACCCCGTTTATCAGATAAACTTGCCCTGATGACCTGTTCCCATGCCTCAGGTTTGATGTCTGCAACCTCATCGAGAACGGCATAGGTCAATGAAACGCCACGGAGCGTATCAGGTCTATCCGCACCACGAACGTATATCCTAGCCCCGTTTATCAGGGTAATGTCTAGGTTGTTTACATGGGAAGATTGAATAACCTCTCTGCCAAGGTCTAGCAACAAGTCCCAAATAATCTGTCTTGATTGTCCCATAGTGGGACTAACATAAAGAACCGCAGAGCCTTGTGGACACTTGAGTCCTTCAATCAGAAGGGTAACTGCCGCCATCCTAGACTTACCGCACCTACGCCCAGCAGCCACAACCTTGAACCTAGTGGAATCCTTAAATACCTCTTGTTGCCAAGGAAGTAGAGAGAAGTTCAGATCAGCCATACTTAGCCTCTACGTCTTGTGGTTCAGTGTCAATAATGGTCGGCTCTTGTCCTAAACCAGTGATATTGATTGTCACCGCTGATCTCTGGCTCTTATCCTTTTCAAACAAAGAAACAGGAAGAGTCCTATCAAGACACATCTTTAAAGCTACTAATTGATGGGGATGGTCATCATTAAGGGCTATCTCAATAACCTTCTGAGCCACATCCTTACCGCCACTCCTAATCATCAGCTCTTTAAGCTCCTTCAGACGTTGATGGTCTGTCTTAGGTAGTACAAGTGGTGGATTGTCAGCAAACCTCTGTATGGTCATCTTGACGCTTCCCTTGGGTCTTCCTCTTCCTCTTTTTTCCATTTTGTCCTCCTTGGAATGGATTAGTTCATTTTAGCTTTTTCTGAATAGGGGAGGCTCCACAAATATCTACCAACCCAACCTACCCCCTCCCCCCCCTGTGTTTCCATACAGCATAGGGTTTCTACCTACTCGTTTACCCTATCAGGGTTTACCCTTACTACGTTATGTTAAGTTGTTATGTTAAGTGCATGAGAGACGGCGGGTTCTTTATTGTGTTACTTGAATTGATCTGGTTCTATCCGTCTACTGTATTCCCTCTTACTGTTTCCCTTACTGGTTCACTTGGATTGGGGCTGTTTGTTGTTGCGCGACCTATTTTTAAATAACCCGTTTCCATGTCAGGGCGATAACCTAGATTGTGCGCTTCCTGATAGAGTGCCAATACGTTAGCGAATCCCTTTATTAGATTACCCTCACCAGCTGCCAATAGAATCATTTTCTCTGGGGCTGTTAGTGTTCTTTGAAAGTATCGGGTTTCTGGTGTTGACGGCCTCGCCATGTCATCCCCTTAAATAATTTAAATAATTGTACTTTATTAGGGTTTGTCCTAATAGTTTTTTCTTTTTTTGTCGTTACTCTAGTGATACCGAACTAGCGGATCTAGTGTCAACTGATAGGCGTGAACAATGAAAAATACCGTTTTAGATATCTTTGCAGCTGTGGTCATCGGGCTATTGCTTTGCATAGGTCTACTGGCTTATTTTGATGTTTTGGTCAAATAATTTTCTTTTTTAATAGGTGTCAATAATGAAAAATCCATACAAAACTATCCTGGCTGCTCGCGGCTTACCCTATAAAACAATTTTAGGGGAATCATCAGCGAAAACAATTAAGGGTGAAAAGATAGGATATCTAACGGGTATCGTTTATCTAGTACCAGATGAAATACTTTGCCCTTTAGCCAAAATGGCTGGCTGCTTCGAGGGTTGCCTAAAAAGCGCGGGCCGTGGTGCATTCAATAGTGTGCAAATAGCCAGGGAAGCAAAAACACAATTTTTTTACAATAATCAAGAAGCTTTCATGCTTTCTTTGTGCGCTGATGTATGGTCTTTGGTTAACAAAGCAAAGCGCATCAATTTAAACCCTCTGGTGCGCCCTAATGGCACAAGCGATATTCCTTTTGAAAATATTATTGTGCTTGATGGAAAAACAATTTTTCAATTATTCCCTGATGTACAGTTTTATGACTATACAAAACACCCTTCAAGAAAATTAGAAGGGAAAACAGCGGGTAATTATGATCTTACATTTAGTTTTTCAGCCATTACCCCAAAACCGATATCAATTAAAGGTCTCACAAACCCTAATAATTCTCGTACAGCTGTAGTTTTTCAAAAACAAAGCGATATCCCTCAAAATTTTCGTGGTTGGCCTGTAGTAGATGGAGACAATAGCGATGTGCGCCATATTGAGCCAAAATCAGTAGTAGTGGCCTTGTATGCTAAAGGGAAAGCTAAAAAGGACAATGGCGGTTTTGTTCAAATTAAAGGGGTTCACTATGCTTAAGACAATGAAAGCAAAGTATTTCGGAAAATGCAAATTATCGGGCGCACTTATCAAGCCTGGTGATTATATTTTGTACGATACAACTACAAAAACAGCACAGCTGCAACCCGATAGCGACACAATTACATTTATCGGTGAACAAGGCCCGAAAACCTTCTACAGAAATAAACGTGGACGCTGTATTGATGCACCATGTTGTGGCTGCTGCACTATTTGAAAGGTTAAAAATGACACAAATTGATGCGCTCACACAATGCTTAATTCTCGCTTTAACAGCACCGAATGACAAAAAAGCACAGCAAGCAAGCGAACTAGCAGAAAAAATAGCCTTCGGGTTATCGGTTGATCAGGTTGAAGCTTGCAAATTTGAAGCTTTAGAATTTGTGGGGTTTGAATGATCTATGCCACTATTGCCCTAATCTTACGAATACTTACAAAACGCTAACCTTCTAACCCGCCATTGTGCGGGTTTTCTTTTATCTAAAATCAGCGTTTTAAGCGATTATTTTCGTTTCCCTAGTGCTACATTGTCCAAGCATAAAAAAACGCTTAAAAAGGGCTTTTATCGCGTTTAATCGGCATTTCCTCGCACAATCTGCGAATGGTCTCATTCAGTGCGTCTATTTCTTCCATTTTATTGATAGCCCATGCCCGTTTTTGCCCATGCCATCCCATTACTGGATTTCGGTGGCAATCAACGCACAGGGCTATACAGGTATATTGCAGCCCCTGTTTGTAGTGATGTGCCTCGCTTGGTGGGTGTGCCTGGCAAACTGAACAAGGCAAAGACTTGACCCTTGCAAGATGTAGCCTTTCCCTTGCGCTTAGTTTATTGTTCATTGGGTGGCTTTTTGCTCTATACGTGCGCTAAATTGCTCGGTACGCCATATTTCAGATTTCATTTGCGCTGCTGTTAGCATCCACTTTAAGGTTTCTTCTTCTTCAATCGCCGCCGCATAGCCTTTAAGCAATTCCTGATATTCAGGGTGTGCATAGGCTTCTCTCTCTTGCGCTACGCCCGAATCTGTGCCTTTTAACATTGCTTCTTTCATCAAAAGTGCTTTTTTGGTACGCAAGAAATTTTCTATATAGGTGCGTTCAGACTTAGCTTTTGCATATTTAGGCGCATTGGCGATGATGTAATCTACACTTTTATAAGGTATTGTCATAACCACGCCCATGATTGTTTGTTTTTAATGCCGTGTGCAGTTGATCGGTGAATTTGATTTTTTCTTGCTGCACTGGCTACTGACATTCCATTTTCTAAATCTTTCCTAAAAGCCACTATTTGCTCAGTTTTATATTTATTTGTTCCGCACCTTTCGCCTCTTATGTGCGTGTCATGTTTGTATATATCTGACATATTCCCTTTTCTTGTATCAGAACGCAAGTTTTCCAACCTGTTGTCAACTCTTATGCCATTGTTATGACATACATCTAAACCCGTGCACAATCCATTAAATGATTCAAATACAAGACGATGCACAAGAAAAAATTTCTTCTTTTCTGGCGTTGATAAAGCTACTTGTTGATAGCCATTTTTCATAACCCAAGGGCTAAGTTGTCTAAATGGTTTAGTACCAAAAGATTTTTTTATCCTTCGTACATTTCCTAATGAAGAAACTTCATACTCTGGAAATCCAATAGCCGAAATCCATTGCTCAATGTGTTCACTCATGTTCTTTCCCTGATTGCATCCATGTGAACACAGCCAGTTGAAGCATCCAAAATTTCTATTATTTCATTGCGTTCATGCTCTGCTACCAGTTTGGCAAAGCGTTCTAGGTGTTCGGTTATCTCATGGTCTTCCTGATTGGATGGGCTATAGGCTTCATCGTCTTTAATGTAAAACCTAGCCTCTTTTGCCATGCGGATAATGTCTTCTATGGTCATACATCCTCCATTTTGTAGTTCAGTTTATGGTGCTGAAAACGCATTGCCGCCTCTATCTCTAACTCTTTGAATTGTTCATCAGATAAAAGCCCTATGACATTGCGACCCTCAAACCAAACTTCTTCGATATTCTCGTTATAGCTTGAGTCGTCATCGTATTCATAGCGGTAAACAATCGTTACCACCTCGCTGCCCGCACCTGTTGTTGTGTCAAATTCGTACTTAGATTCCATGAGGTAACTCCTGTTAAAAATTAAATCTTACCTAATTGTTTGCGTAATACCATAGGGACTTACCCTTAGATCAAGTCCTCTGTAACCATTACTTCTACTGCTGGAGTTTCTGCATAGACTTTTGTAATGTGTAGGTTTACAACTTGTTTGTCATCAAAGTAAACAATGTCGTTCATCCCATCTAGGAAACACTTGGCAATGTTATCTATGTCTGGTTTCTTAGTTGGCTTGAGTATTCCTTCTAAGGCATCTTTGCGCTTCTGTTTTGAGAATGATTCGGGTATTCCAACTCTGATATAAATTGCCACTGTTACGGGAGTGTCTAGTGGTTCTGAGCTACCCATTGCAGCACTTGCCATCATCTTAATTTCATCTTCGTAGGTCTTTGTCTTCTGAGGGGTGTAGGTAGAAACGAAATTACCTCGTTTGGCAAACCTTGGGCGACCTTTTCCTACTGGCTCTCCATAAACTATGAACATAATCATCATTGTCATACAAGTGTTCCTTCTCTCATTTTTGCCATGTAAGCTCGAATTCGATCTCTAGCACCAGTGCCATAGATTCTCTCTGCCCGTTCAAGTCTTGCTCTAATCAGGTCAGAATTACGGCTTGATTCCCAATTGCGATAGAGTTCCCTTGCTTCTGCTTGCTCTAGGATTACTCTATCGCTTGGGCCTTGAATGTTACGTCTGCTCCAGGTCACCAGTTAACTCCAGTGCTTTGTTTATCAGGTGTATCGGAAATGGTACGCCATCTTTTACTTTGTCTAACAGAATCATGGCTTGAAAATAATTCAAAATACCTGCTCCTTATCGTCATACCACTGAGCAACAGTTTTCACCTTCAGTTCTGGTAAATCAGAAAAAATGCGTTTCTTTTGGGGTGCGTCATTAGCCCATTGATGTTTAGAGCATTTAGGCTTATCGCCATCAGCCCTGACTGCCCATAAGTACCCACATCCATCAACTGAGCAATATGTTGAATATTCAAAGTCATCTTTTTGTTTTGCGTCTGGTTTAGCGAATGTCATTTTGCGTATTTCCCATCAATAATTTTTGCGAAGTTTGTGGCATTTGTAATCCACTCCAAATCTGGCAACCAAGTTCTGTCTTTGGTTTTAAATCCGTTTGCCAAAGAAGAATCATTTGCTATGTAGCCAAAGAATGAGTCCCACCACTTCAACCCATCTTCTTTAGTTTTGTAGCCTTCAGGAGAGTAGTTCGATGGCTTGGCAGCTTGAATCCATCTTGACTTTAAAACTACCTGCCGATTACCTTCCCAAACTCTTGGC